CTTTTGTTTTGTCGGTGACTGACAATTTTCCTGGGAATAAGACATTCACACGGCTTAAACCTGGCCAGCTCGTTGAGCTTTATGTCGGAGATGAGAAAGTCTGCACGGGCTACATCACCAGCACGCCGATCAGCTATGACGCCCAGAGCGTTAATGTTCAGGTGCAAGGCAAATCCAGGACGGTTGATCTTGTCGATTGCTGCTCTCCCTGGTCTGCCATTGCTCAACAGAGTTCCGGTGGAGGCCAGGCGCAGCAGACGGATGAATGGGCGGATGTAAAAGGCAAATCGCCATCAACGCCTAAGGCCAAACCGGTCAAGCCGTCCAAACGCGCAAATCTCTCCTGGCACAACCAGACGGTTGAAAAAATCATCGCAGACTTATGCGAGCCGTTTGGGATCTCGGTGCACTGTGAAACAACACTCGCCTCAAAACACACGAATTTCACCGTGAATCCAGGTGAAAAAGTTGTTGAATCAATCAACCGATTACTTACCAAAGACAACCTCGTTGTGACGGATGATGAGTTTGGGAACCTGGTCATTGTTGAAGTTGGAAGCGCTGGCAAGTGCTTTGACCGGTTGAAAGTCGGACAGAATGTCCTTACCGGTTCTTCTAACTGGGACGCATCGAAGATTTTCAGCGTGTATGCAGTCCTGGGCCAGCACAAAGGGTCTGACCTGGAATTTGGGAAGCAGGTTTCTCAGGATAAAGGGATCGCCTACGACAATAGGATCGGACGTTACCGCCTACTTGTCATCAAAGACACGGGTCAAAGCTCAAACAGTCTGAACGAAAGCAGAGCTCAGTTCGAGAAGGATTTTCGTCATGCTGACATGATGCGCAGTCAACACAACGTGCAGGGCTGGCGTCAAACAAATGGAGCGCTCTGGCGTCCTAATTCCATTGTTGATCTTGAGGACCCAATCCTGCAAATCAGCGGGCAATTCCTCATCAACAAAATTGTTCTAAATCTCAACCAAAGCGGTTCGATTACTGAAATCGAAACAATCCGCCAAGACGCCTATCAACGGGATGGGTACAAAAAACCTAAAGGAGCATCAGGCGCAGCAACCGCTAAGACGGATGAATGGGCCGATGTCAAAGGGAAATGAGAAACGTTTTTGCTCAGATTCAGGACATGATCGCCCGTGGTTTCGTGCGTCTGTCCTATGCCACCAAAAAGATGCGCGAATTGCAGTGTGAGTTTCTGGCTGGCGAGGTCAGAGATCAGCTCGAACACGTGGAGCCCTATGGTTTTACTTCTGAACCGCTGGCAGACGGGAAGCCGGAAGCATTCGCCCTATTTTTCGATGGCAACAGATCGAACGGCATTGTGTTCTGTGTCGCAGATAGACGCTACCGGATCACGAACATGAAGGCTGGTGAAGTAGCCATCTATGACGATCAGGGCCAGCAGGTCTATTTCATGCGTGATCAGTTGCTCATCTCGACACCTAAAAAACTTGTTGCGGAAGTGGGCGGAACTACCACGCTGAACAGCTCAGGAGCAGTTGACATCACAGCGCCTCAAACGAACATTCACGGACCGTTGACAGTCGATGGCTTGATCACAGGTAAGGGTGGAATGGAAATCTCCGGCGGTAGTGGCGCCAAAGTCAATGGCTCCCTCACTACGACAGGAGATGTCACTGCTGGCGGTGTCTCTCTCGAACATCACAAACACAACGGTGGACCGGAGCCAGATAAATAGGAGGCATCATGGAATGTCTGATCAACGGACAAAAAGTTGACATTACCGAGTATCAGCCTGACCCATTGGTTCAGGCTGTTTTAATCAGTCTCTTTTCCTGGCGCCGATCTAATGATGATGACGGGGTTCAAATCCCGTACAGGCAGGGCTGGTGGGGAGACACATTTTCAACGATAAGCGGGGACCAAATCGGTTCCCGTTTGTGGTTATTACAGCGCGAAAAACTGACCCGCGAAACAGTCGCACTGGCGAAAGCATACGCGGAAGAAAGTCTGCAATGGATGATTGATGACGCCCTCGCCGTCCAGATCAACGTGGAAGCCTGGCGGGATGATGGCCGTCTGAATATGACCATCGACATCGTGCAGCCAGGAGACAAGCGCAGTGTTGAAGCGCGGTTCCAGGATCTTTGGAGTTTAGTAAATGCCATTCAATAGACCGACCCTAACAGAGATTATTGATCGTGTTCGCTCTGATGCTGAGAGCAGATATGGTCAACGGGTCCCGCGACGTTCGCTAATCAACGTGATGTCTCTCGTTTGTGCCTCAGCTGTTCATTCTCTGTATGGCTACATCGAGTTTGTCTCTAAACAGATTTTTGCGACTTCTGCTGAGGGCAAATATTTAGAGCGCCGCGCATCGGAATACGGAATCTACAGAAAACAGGCCACGAACGCCAAAGGCACTGTGACATTCAGCGGTTCCGGTTCTGTTCCTGTGGGAACAACTCTCCAAACTGCTGATGAGGTGGTTTTTGAGACAACCACAACTACCGAGGAATCCTCGCTAGTTGCAAACATCCAGGCCGTGAATCCTGGCGCAAATGGAAACCTGGAATCCGGCACTGTTCTGACCCTTGTCTCTCCTATCGCAGGAATTGAATCTGAGGCCACCTCCGGTGAGGTTTCTGGCGGTACAGACATAGAAGGTGACGAAAGTCTTAGAGAACGTCTGCTGTTCAGAATGCAGAACCCGCCTAAGGCAGGAACGAAAACCGACTATGTGGCCTGGGCTAAAGAGGTCTCAGGAGTAACGCGGGCTTGGTGTTATCCGCTAGAGCTTGGCCCTGGTCATGTCACTGTCAGATTCATGACGGATGGCCTGACCGACAACGGAATCCCTACAGCCGTGATGGTCGAGCGCGTCAAGGCACACATTGAAACGCTGATGCCTGTGACAACCATTTTGACAGTTGTCGCACCTGTCGCGAAAAACCTGGACATGACACTCGACATAACACCTGATAACGCAGAGATTCGGACGAAAGTCGCCAGCGCAGTGAAACAAATCATCCAGACCGAAGCAGAACCGGCTACGAAAGTTTTACTCACATCCTTAGACCGAGCGGTGGGCAGTGTTGAGGAAATCGTTTCTTATCGAATCGTTTCTCCGACAGATGATGTGCCAGCAGGAACCGGTGAAATCCTGGTGCCTGGTTCTATTACCTACGTGTGAGGCAGTTATGTTTTCAGTTGATGACTACGACAATGCGTTATCACGCCTACTGCCCAGGGGTCCAATATGGCAACGAACACCAGGCAGTATGTTGGACAGCATTCTCCATGCGATTGCAGCAGAGTTTGCACGTGTTGACGCTCAGGCGGATCACGTTATCGAGGAATCCGATCCTAGAACGTCCTTCAACCTGTTGGAAAACTGGTTTACAGATTGGGGAATACCGTCACCCTGCTTGTCAGCTCTCGCGGATCCAACGCTAGAGGAAAAGCGACGAGAGCTAATCACAAAAATCACATCGAACCGTTCTTTAACGGCTCGTTTTTTTATGGACGTTGCAGAGAGCCTTGGCTATGAAGCAACGATTGAGACCTTCGAGGCTTTCACCGTCAAAGACCGCGTAAACAAAGGGCTCTACGGGCTCGAATGGAACACGGCCTACGCGATGGCGATCAAAGTTAAGGCCAATTCCGCGCAAAAACTTTTCAACGTTACTTGGACTGCTGATCAACCTCTCGCAGTGTGGGGTGATCGGCTTTTTGAATGCCTAATGAGAGAGCTAGTTCCAGCTCATGTCACAGCGATTTTTGAATACGAGGGAGCACAGCAATGAGCACAATCACCTATGCAATGAAATGGACCGCCAATGCTATCCAGACGGTGCCGAATCTGTCTGATCTAGTTTCTTCCGGTTATCCGACCAATGGTGATCCGTCTAAAGGTATCGCTCCGACCCTGCCAGGAGCAGCGTGGTTTCACTGGGTATCTCAGACACTCGGTTGCGCGATTCAGGGCAACGGCCTGACCATTGACCAAACAAAAACGGATCAGTTGCTCAGTGCTATGAAAAACCTGGGCAAGATGGTTGTGCCCATCGGTACTGTTGTGTTCTATTTAGGCGCCACAATTCCAGATGGATATTTGCTTTGCAATGGCGCAAGCCTTAGTCGCACTGAGTTCCCTGAGCTGTTTGCTGTGCTCGGAACAAAATGCGGTTCCGTTGATTCAGCACATTTCACACTTCCGGATACGCATCATAGGTTCCTCGAAGGAACCACAACGCTTTCCGAAGTGGGCCAGTACATTGCTGCTGGCTTACCGAATATTCTCGGTTATTCAAATATTGCTGGGTACTACGATCTTGCGACTGCTTCCGGTGGTGCTTTTAGCGCCTGTTCTCGATGGGCATTCTCTATTGTGCGAGAACCGGGAACAGCCGGAGGAATCATTAACATTGATGCTTCAGGATCAAACCCGATTTACGGGGCGTCAACGACAAACCAACCTGCCTCTATCCGATACTTATGCCTGATACGCGCGGATGAGGTAGGGAGTTAGAGGGATTCTGTGCACGCGCTTCATCTTCATGAATTCCGCTGGAATCGTGATCGCCTCCTCGTTGATCCAGTCGAGGCGGATTGAGACCACCTCGCCGGGCCTAAGCAGAGTTGCCAGGGAGAAGTAGAACAGCACCTTATATTTTGACGGTGCCAGTGCTTCGATCTGTGAGACAACAATCGGCAACTCCTTCCAATCGACTGAGGCCATGTGTTTCACAGTAGGAACTGAGAATACCTTGGTGATTTTGGCGAGCGGGTTGGATGGCAGGTATCCGGCATTAACAGCCATGTCAAAAATCTCGCGGGTGCGCATCAGGAGGCGTTTGACTGTTGACTGTTTGCCAGCCTGTTCTA